CAACCGGGCGTTCTGCTGCTACCACGGCCACTGCCAGCACCTCGACAGCAATGCGTTCCTTGCATGGGTAGCCGAGCAGGGCGGCCCCAAGGTCCAGCCGGGTTTCCGCGAGGAGTTGGTGGCCGAGCGCATGGCCCTTGTGGCCGAGACGATCAAGCCAACGCCGGAGTTCCCCGACGCGGCCGCCGAGGTCGTGGCCGAGGTGGACCGGAAGGAGATGGGCCGTCTGGAGAAGCGCGAGTGGTTCGGCCGTTTCGCATATATCGTCGAGGATGACGCCTATTTCGACATGATCGACCGGCGCGAGATGACGCGCGGCGCATTCAACGCCGTGTTCCGTCACGTTGATTGCAAGTCGATCCACAACCAACGCAAGGTCGAGGCGGCGACCTGCTATGACGAGAACCGCCAAAGCGCTGGCGCGCGCGTCCTGCGCGGGTTGACCTACGCCGCCGGCGAGAGTGTGCTGGTCGCCAAGGATGGCGAGGTTTACGGCAACCGCTGGGTCAACGCCCGGCCGGACCTGTCGAGCGTCGCCAGTGGCGCGGACGCGGCGCCGTGGCTCGACCATGCCAAGCTCCTGATACCCGACGACGTCGAGCGCGAACACGTTTTCGACGTGATGGCCTTCAAGCTTCAGCACCCGGAGGTCAAGATCAACCACGCGGTCCTGCACGGCGGTGACGAGGGCTGTGGCAAGGACACGCTCTGGTATCCGTTCATCTGGTCCGTTTGCGGGCCAGACTTGCGCAATCGCGGTTTGGTGGACGCGGACGGCATCAACTCGCGCTGGGGCTACGCTCTCGAAAGCGAGATCCTCATTTTGAACGAGCTTAAGGAACCGGAGGCCGCGCAACGTCGCGCGTTGTCCAACAAGCTGAAGCCTATCATCGCCGCGCCGCCGGACACGCTCACCATTGAGCGCAAGGGCTTGCATCCGTATGACATGGTCAATCGCATGTTTGTCCTTGCGTTCACCAACGATCCCGTGCCGCTGTCGCTGCCCAGCCAGGACCGGCGTTGGTTCTGCGTCTGGTCGCATGCGCCGCGCATGGACAAGGACGCCGCGCGTGCCTTGTGGACGTGGTACAAGAAGCAGGGCGGCCTTGAGGCCGTGGGTCGCTGGCTCATGGATCGGAACGTCTCAGCGTTCAATCCGGCAGCCATGCCGCCGTGGACGGATTACCGCTCGCGCCTCATTGAGACGGGCCGGAGCATGGCGGAAAGTTACGTTATCGAGCAGGTGCTTCAGCCGTCGCGCGAATTTGCGGCTGGCGTCATTGCGTCGCCGTTCCACAAGCTCTGTAACCAGCTTCAGCAGGGCGCGCCTGGTGGCGTGAAGATCCCGCAGGCGGCACTCCTGCATGGCCTCAAGGAAGCGGGCTGGATCGACCTTGGCGCCGTCAAGTCGGCCGAGTTCCAGACCAAGAAAAACATATGGGCGCGCGAGGACATGGTGCGCACCTACAACAAATCAGACCTGCGGCGCATGGTCGAGCACGCCGCAGGTCCGGGTCTTACAGTGGTCAAGAGTTAGAGATCAAGCCATGCCAGCAGCAGGGCGGCGATGAGGATAGCGATCACCGCCGCCATTTTTCTGCCAGCTCACGCGCGAACATGATGAGCAGCGTCCAACCGCCCACCGCGCCGCCGAAGAAGAACGCGTATTGGATCCAAGCCCATGTGTTATCAGGCATGGGGCTCACCATGCGCAATGCGGGCGAGGGCTTGGTCACGGGCGTCTACTTCGATATGCAGCGCGGCGATCAAGGCGTCGATTTCTTCGCCAAAGCGAAACTTTATGTCTCGCAACTGGTCGGCCAGGCTGTCGCCCATCGCGCGGTTGTGGGCGCGCTCCGTTTCGACGTCGGACATGGATTGTTTCAGGCTCATAATTCGATAGTCCTTTCTCTGTTGGTTAGGCGTGTTGTTACTCTAGGTACTTCTGGAACCGGGGGCGGCGGTGGGACTGGCCGCCGTAGCAGCGTGTAGTAGAGGCAGGCGGTGCCGATGAGCGCGCCGGCGGCAAAGCCTATGAAGAAGAGCATGTGAGCCATCCCTTGATATTTTCCCATAGCGTCGGGCGCGGCTTCTCCCACACCCATTCTATGGTTTCCATTTGCTTGCGAACCAAAAGAGGCAAAAACGGGCGCGGGCCATCCAGCCAATACACGGTTATTGCTTTTTCGGTGGCGCGGCGGTCAGCGGTCATGGGGCCTCCTGTGCGAGTGCTGCACGGGCGATGTCCATCACCGCTATTAATTTTTCATTAAGCGAAATGGCGTGTTGAAACGCATTGTCCGGGTTGATGGTGTTTCGGTCCGTGTACCGCGCGTGGTCAATATCCCGCAGCGCCGCCCGCAGCCGTTTGATCTCGGCGGCGGCTTGCCACGCCTCGTCGGGGATCATATCAGGCTTGATCATCGCTGGCCTCCATATCTGAGCGGTCAAACCAATGGCGGCAGCAACTGCATCCGGCATTGCGTAGCTCTCCCCGCAATGTGGAGATCACGCCCAAAAGACGGGTGATCTCGGCCTTGGCTTCCTTTAGTTCTCGCATGGTTTTGAGAGTGTGTTCCAGCTCCAACTGCATTTCCTCACTCATCACGCGCCTCCGTAGGCAGGGGGAGGATGAGATGCTCATCAGCAACATTCGCCAAGTACGCATTCTTGCCGCGATGGAGCATCCCCGGCCACGCATTGATGGCTGCTGTGATGGCAGCTCGGGCTTGATCTGCAAAGTGCGGCCAAAAACGTTCCGGGTCGCTGTCCCATTGATCACAGTTATATCTGGCCAAACCTCTCGCAGCCGCCTCCACCACCTCGTCCGGTATCTGCGCTGGGTTAATCATGGCCAGCCTCCGCCAAGATGGCCTCGACGCGCGCGCGTTCGGCAGCGTAGCGGCCCTGCGCCACCATCGCGCAGAACGTCGTATAGCTGTGGTGCGCCGTCGTGTGGTCCGTCCGGTTCAGGTGCGCCGCGATCTGGCTCAGCCCCAGGTCCTGCCGGCGGCGGCGTAGTTCCCAAGCCGCGTGGTGGCGCGCGTGGCAGTAGCGGCGCGGGCGGCGTACACTGTGCAGCTCGTCGACCGTCAGCTCGTGGGCCTCAGCCACGGCGGCGAGGATGCGCTTGGCCGGGTAGCGGCGGCGTTGTTCTGCCATGTGGGCTTTATGCGCTTCCCACAACCGGGCGATACTAAATTCTCTTTCCATCTGTCACGCTTTCTGTTACAGTTGCACTCGTTTCCTTCCCCACCGCAGACTTGGGCGACCCCTTGGGGTCGTCCTTTTCTTTTGGGAGCAGGTTCCGCCGGTAGGCTTCTTGTGCGGCCGCTTCCAGTGCCACCGCGTGATTGTCCAAGCGTACCTTGACGGCCGCCAAGAACCGCAGCAGGTTTACGTCGTCAAGGCCGGCCACGTTCGCTTGCCAGTGTGCGAAGTTGCTCAACGGTTCCATTCCTTCACCACTCCGTTCAGTTGTTCCGCAAGGCCCTGCCACTCGTCGCGGGAATATTCCAGTTCTTGGACCTGCACGCGCAAGTCGCCATTGCAGTCTTCAAGCTGGTTACATTCCTTCACTATCGCATCAAGCAGGTCCGCGAGGGCGTTGACGAGGTCGTTACCGTCGGCGTGTTCGCGCGCGTATTGCGCAAGATCGTTTGCCGTCATGTTCATGAAGTCGGTATAATCGCGGGTCATGTGTCAGGGTCCTTATCATCTAGCAGCTTGAGGTCTCGTAGGATGGCCGCCATGCGTGACGGTGGCCAGGTGATCTCGTCAGTGACGGGGTCGCGGCGCACGTGGTGCGCGTCCGCCATGCGCTCGGGGTCCGGCAACAGCCCGCGCACGTCATAGCCGGGTGGGGGCTTAGGCATATTCGCGCGCCACGTAACGGCTGATTTCCCCATTATCAATTACAGCCTCTAGAACTTGCTCGTGCAGCCATTCACGGTCGAGGGCGTCGTAAAGGATATGAAATAGCGGCATGTGCCGCGCCACTTTGGTGTACTGGCCCTTGTCGCTGAAGTGGAACTCGGTCACGTCCCAATCGGGCAGATCATCGACGATTTCATAGTCAATGCGCGCTTCGCAATCGGTCTCGAATAGGCAAACGTCGTCCTTACAGACGGTTATGGTCACGGGAATGTAGAACATGGTTCCTCCTATGGTGTGATGATGAAGAAGACGAAAACGAAAGTGTAAGAGGCGAGCAGCAACGCCGCGACTTTGGCAAGCTGTAGGGTGAGGTTAAGCATCGGCGTCTTCCGTCACATAGTGCGAGGCGAGTTCGTCATAATCGATTGCGCCGAGGTCGAGCATGTCGCGCACGAAACCCGAACCGTCACCGCGTCCGATGATTTCGTCAACGTAGTTTGTCACGACGTCCTCAATGTATTCCGCCGTGATTTCGATCCCGTCTTCCAGTTCCATCTGGAACGTGTCGCCGAACCAGATGTTAACCAGCCAAGTTTCGCGGTTCTTCCAGCCATTCATTGTATTTTCCCCTAGTTGCTTGTTAATGTGGAAAGTATAGGGGGCATGTTGCCCCCTTGTCAATGATTTGTTGTCAGGCAATCGCGCGGGCGACATTCCAAGGTGTTGCTTCCTTGACCGTGCGCATGGGCATGATGACTGCGAAGCAATCTTCACGGCCTGCAAACGTCACGCCATGCGGGCTTGTGTTGTCCCAAGCATGAATGCGGAAGGTAACGCCGGTCTTAGAACCAAGCGCGCGCGACATTTGGCCAAGATCATAGATATAATCGGGGTTAAAATGCGCCGGCGTTTGATCTTCGCCGGGCTTGAAGCCGTCCGCTGGCGGGATAACGCGGCGCCAATCGGGAAACGTACCATCCACCGGCGTGAACACAATGCCGCCCAATGTGTTGCCGTTCAGCTCGATTGTTTCGGCGCGCTTTGGCGCCAGTTTGAGCGCGGCCTTGACCGTCTCGAGGGGGATAATGATATCCGCCGGCACGGCTTCAGTCAGCTTGGCACAAAAGAGCCTATGGCCGTCGGTGGTGACCATATGGCCAGACGTGGCCAGGTGTACGCCGCACAGATAGTAACGCGTTTGTTCGGTTGAGGCACAAAGCAGCGCGGCTTTGAGAAGATCGGTAGGGATAAGCATAGTTTTAGTCTCCCGGTTGATGTTGGTAGGGTCTAGTGAGCCGGCGCCGCAACGCCGGCCTGCTAGGCTCTAGTTGACGCGTATACCGTAGCGTTTTTCACCGTTCTTGTTCTGGTATGCTTCAATGCGGGGGTTTTCACCGGGCGACACGTCACCGGCGGAATACGCGGTTTCCAACACCAATTCAGCGTTTGCGCGCGTTTTATAGCCGTATGCGAACCAGTAGCTTTCCATTGTCGTTTTCCTCTTTCTGTGTTGCGATGGGGATAACATAATCCGCATTTGATCCCTTGTCAAACATTTCTTTAAGCGACACGCAAAAAAGTTTCCGCCGTGCCTGTTGACGCCGCTTTGTAGACGTGCTACGCCATATGGCGTAGTTGAGACAACCCCGCCCTAATAAGGTGGGGTTATTTTATGGGTAGTCGTGGGGTACCGCGTGGGGTGTAGTCGAAGAGGGCTAAAAGCTATATGCCATCGGCTTATGGGTAATATGGGTTATCTTTATCTTCTATGTAAGAAAAATAACTGATATAACAGTTGTTCTGTATGTGTTCCGTGAGGTCTTATCTATAGTGACTTGCAAAATCTGTTGCCCATATCACCCCACGCTGCTATGCTCGCCCCATGCCAGCGCTTCGCACCCTGCTAGAGATAGACGACGCCACGGAAGACGTGTTGCGCTTCCAGCTGGACGGCTTGCGCGCATGGCGGAACCTCACGCAATCGCAATGCGACGCAATCATGCAAAATCTGTTGCCACTGTTGCCCATTGACGTGAGGCTCGAAATGCGCTCGCCATTGTCCATTGCTTACGTGATCGCCGGCGCAACCAGGTTCCGCATCGAGCGTCAAGGCAAGCTGAACCCTAAGCCGTGGAACCTGAACCCCCGGCGAGCGCCACGCAATCCATGGGCTGATTAACAGAAAGGTCCCAAGCACATGCCGCGCAACTACTAGCTGCATACCACAAACCCCGGTAGCATAGAACTATATTCCTATATGCTGGCTGCTGCCAGGCTGGCCGATTTTGGCCGAGGGCCTTGAGGCAGGGGGGGACAGGACCCTGCGGCCCGCTGCTAGTGCTGTTGCCAGGGGTCACAAGAAAAATTTTAAAATTTTTAAGCCCTTCACAACACAATCCTTTACCGTTGCATTGCGCCTCGTACCCTGCTACTTTACAGCCATGTTCCAATCGCTCCCCTATGAGCCACGCAAGCTGGAAGCCACTGAGGCGCGTCTGGAGGCGATCTATCACGCCGCCAAGATGGGGCTGAAGGGCGACGCGCTGGCTCTGGCCGCAGGCATGCTGCCGGTCGAGTACCGTCAACTGACGCAGTTCGACCCCATCGCGAGCTATGCGGAGATGAAGGGCCGCGCTGACGGCGAGCAGGAGATGGCCACCACCATCTACACGGCGGCGCGTGAGGGCGACGCCAACGCGGCCATGAACATGCTGCGCTACAGCCACGGCTGGGTTGCGAAACAGGCCGTCGAGGTGACCATCGACCAAAAGATCTCCATCACGGCGGCACTTGAAGAGGCGCAGCGCAGGGTCATCGACCTGGTCGCGACAGAAGTCGAACATGCAGACGCCACAGTACAGCGCTGAGGACGAGCAAGCGCTCATGGCGTCCCTGTGGACGCCCGCGCTCAAGAACGACCCGCTCAAGTTCGTGATGTGGCTGTTCCCGTGGGGGCAGAAGAACACGCCGTTGGAAAACTTCGCAGGCCCGCGCAAGTGGCAGCGCGAGGTGCTGAAGGAACTGGCCGACCACATCCGCGACAACGACGGCCGCATCAACTTCGAGACGCTGCGCATGGCGGTGTCATCCGGGCGCGGCATCGGCAAGTCGGCTCTCGTCAGTTGGCTGGTCATCTGGATGCTGACCACCCGCATCGGCAGCACCACCATCGTGTCGGCCAACAGCGAGACGCAGCTACGCGCCGTCACCTGGGCCGAGATCACCAAGTGGCTGGCCTTGGCCCTCAACAGCCACTGGTTCGAGGTGAGCGCCACCCGCGTCATGCCCGCCAAGTGGCTGACGGAACTGGTCGAGCGCGACCTGAAAAAGGGCACGCGCTACTGGGGCGTCGAGGGCCGGCTGTGGTCCGAGGAGAACCCGGACGCCTACGCGGGCGTGCACAACTTCGACGGCGTGATGCTGATCTTCGACGAGGCCAGCGGCATCGCGGATCCGATCTGGGCCGTCAGTGCGGGCTTCTTTACGGAGAACACGCCCAACCGCTTCTGGCTGGCATTCTCGAACCCCCGCCGTAACACCGGGTACTTTTACGAGGCGTTCAACGCCAAGCGGGACTTCTGGCGCAACAAGGTGGTCGACGCCCGGTCGGTCGAAGGAACGGACAAGGCAGTCTATGAGCAGATCATCCAGGAGTACGGTCCTGACAGCGTTCAGGCGCACGTCGAGGTCTACGGTGAGTTCCCGAGCGCTGGAGATGACCAGTTCATCCCCGTTTATCTCGTTGACGACGCCTTCGGGCGCCCGCGCTACAAGGACGCTACCGCCCCTATCATCATCGGCGTCGATCCGGCCCGGTTCGGGGCGGACGCGACGGTCATCGCCGTCCGGCAGGGACGCGACCTGAACGCCATCAAGCGCTACAGGGGTGACGACACCATGGAGATCGTCGGCCGCGTGATCGAGGCCATCGAGGAATACAACCCGGCACTCGTCGTGATCGACGAGGGGGGCTTAGGCGCCGGCGTCGTGGACCGCCTGAAGGAGCAGCGCTACAAGATCAAGGGCGTCAACTTCGGGAACAAGTCGGTCAAGCCCATCATGTACGGCAACAAGCGGGCCGAGATGTGGGGCCTCATGCGTGACTGGCTCAAGACGGCGTCGATACCGGCGGACAAGCTGCTGAAGTCCGACCTGACGTCGCCCAAGATGAAGCCGGACAGCAAGGGTACGATCTTTCTGGAGGGCAAGAAGGAGATGAAGGCGCGCGGGCTGGCCTCACCGGACGCCGCCGACGCCATCGCGGTGACCTTCGCGTACCCTGTCGGCACCCGGACGCCGACCGTTGACAAGCAGCCGAGGCGGTCGTATGGTCGGTCTGGCGTTTTAACCAGTTGGATGGGCAGCTAATGGCTCGCAAGGGCGTGTCATTGTCAGTAGGACGGGGCGAAAAGCTACCCGTCTCTAAAGGTGCTGGGCTGACCGCCAAGGGCCGCGCCCGCTACAACCGTGCAACTGGGTCCAAACTGAAGGCCCCGGCACCCAACCCCAAGACCGCCGCCGACAAGGGCCGCAAGGCCAGCTTCTGCGCCAGAATGGGCGGCGTTGTGGCCAAGTCCAAGAATGCCGAGCGCGCCAAAGCGTCCATGAGAAGGTGGAAGTGCTGATGAAACCGGGCCTGTACGCCAACATCCACGCCAAGAAGGCCCGCATTGCCGCCGGATCGGGCGAAAAGATGCGCAAACCGGGCACAAAGGGCGCTCCGACCGCTGCGGCCTTCCGCAAATCAGCCAAAACACGGAAAAAGTGACATGCCGCTGGTAAAATTAGCCTCAAAAGGGGCCTTCCGCAAGAATATCAAGGCCGAAATCAAGGCCGGAAAACCTGCAAAACAGGCGGTTGCAATCGCGTACAGCGTCCAACGCAAGAGTAAGAAAAATGGCTAAAACACCGAAACTTGGCGGCGAACTGCCGCCCTACACCACGACCGGCACCCCAAAGCCCAAGAAGCCCCGCAAGGTGCTGGCGACCCTCGTCCAGCGCATGCCAAAGCCCATGTCCATGGGTACACCCGGCACGAAAAACTTCGTGCAGCGGGAGCCCCGCGTCAGCACGGGCATGCCCGGTACGAAGAACTTCGTGCAGCGCATGCCGGGCGGCGCCCACCAGCGCAAGCCGAGCGCCGCTGGCGTTGGCATGGGGCGTGTCCTGGGCACCATCCGCGCCAAACTCACCGCACCGCGCAAGCCGGCCAAGTAAAGGATCACGACAATGGCTAAAAACTTTAACGTATCTGGTGGGCTTGGTTTTCAGGGATACAATACTAAGGGTTACATGGGAAAAGCTACTGCTAGGACGGGTACGGACACAACCGCCGCCACACGCGATGAATTTTATGGCGGCGCTTCGACGCCTAAGACGCCTGCCGCTAAGCCCGGCATGATCTCGCTTCCTGGTACGGCTATGAAAATGCTTGGCCAGAAGTTTTCGACCAAGTACACCCCCGGGTCTTATGCCACCTACCGCAAGGGGCTGGCCGCCAAGAAGCCTGCTGCTGTTGTCAAACCGGCTGCCAAGAAGCTTGCGACGGTTGTCAGCACCGTAACCAACGAGAAGCTGAGCCCGGCCAAGAAGGCGATGGCTCGCGCTAAGCCGCCTGCCACACGTTTCGGCGTCGTCACGGGTAAGACCACCGGCACGCGGGTCAGCGGCGGCGGCGGTTACGGCGGCGGTGGCACACGCGGCGGCGGCAGCCTCAGTGGCGGCGGCAGTGGCACCCGGTCGGCGGGCACCAGCCGCACGGGCGGCACCCAGCGTAACGACCCTGTGAGGGGCTGATATTGGCTGACGACGGCATCATCGGCGCGGCGCAGGTCGCCAACGGCGGGTCGGACAAGTCCGACCTGCTCGCCACCATGCGCTCGCGTTTCACGATGGCGCTCGCTGCCTACAGCGAAAGCCGCGAGGATGAACTGGATGACCTCCGGTTCATGGCGGGTTCGCCTGACAACCAGTGGCAGTGGCCGGCCGACGTGCTAGCGACGCGCGGGTCCGTGCAGGGGCAGACGATCAACGCGCGGCCCTGCCTAACCATCAACAAGCTGCCGCAGCACGTCCGGCAGGTGACCAACGAGCAGCGCCAGAACAGGCCGTCGCCCAAGGTCATACCGGCCGACGACAACGCTGACGTGGCCGTGGCCGAGATCTTCGACGGCATCATCCGGCACATCGAGTACATGTCCGACGCCGACGTGGCCTACGACACCGCCTGCGACAACCAGGTGGTCTACGGCGAGGGCTACATCCGTAT